TAATAGAAAGAAATAGACAGATTATGTAATTTTTCAAAAAAATGCAACAGCATTTCGGGACTATTTTGGACTATTTTGGATATAACGGGATAACATCTAAGTATATGAAAAATAAACTTTATGCAATAAATATATTTTGCATTTTTGCAGGGTGTTGCATTTTTCTGACACAAAAGTGTTGCATTTTTTTGACACAAAATTAAACTGCAAATTTGCAATTTTTATTTTCGTTTCATCTGTCGGAAACCTGCAAAAATTGCAGGAAACCGACACCCCTCTTATGCGAACCTGCAAAAATTGCAGATTTGCATAAAATCACCAAAAAAGAAGATAGTCAGTTCCTTTCTTATATTTCTGACCGTATTTATAAATCAATAAAGAATACTCATAATTGACGTTGCAAGCATTCCTATATTGCTTGCAACCTTCTTTTGTTTTCCAAACGCAAACATTACCACGCCTACAAGCCTTATAAGCTTTATTCCAATCACAACCTGCTGTTTGTAATTCTTTGTTTATCAATAATCCACCGTTGTATGCTTGATACATAGCCCAAAGCTTTTTACAGATAACTCTGTCATAATAGTATTTATTAATATAAGCTTGAGCTTTAGCGTGATTTGGAATAGATGCTATCTCTGGAATGCCTGCTTTTCGTAGTTCATTTTTCCATAAATTGAATGTTATCTGAGAAAAGCCTTCTGATTTGTTGCCGTCCGAAGATACGATATTATGCCTACATTGACTTTCTTTTTCAGCCTGACCTACGCTATACCAATACGGGAAGTTTAACCCAAAATAATAAAAATGAGCCTTTCTAATTGCAGGTTCTAATGAGATACATCTTTCTATTTGTTTTGAATTAGCCTGCTTGAGAGTAAGCAAAGATGAAAGCAATATAAAGAGCAATAACCAATATCGTTTTTGCATTTAACCCCTCTTTATTCCAATCTACAGCCGGTAATAACAGTTTTCTTGATATGTGAGCGTGTATAAGTGCGATGCTAACTATCAAAATTTTAATAGACAATAACTGTATTGGTGCTGGAAGATAATTATAAAATCCTGTCATGTAAATTAAAATCAGAGCAGTCGAAATAAGTAAATCAATTTTAAGTCTGCTTAATTGTTGCATGTCTTTATCGCCTCCCTGAGTAGGTTGTTCTCTTTCTCTAAGTCAAACATATAATTTAAAATGTTCTGCAATTTTTCAGGATATGACATCTCATTGTTTAAAACAGGTTTCTGCGCTTTTGGTATCTCAGGTATTTGACATTTTATATACACAGGTTTTTCTACATATTTAACTTGAGAGCAAGAAACTATAAAAAGAGCTGGAATGATTAAAAGCTTTTTCATTTTAACTGTTCCTCTGCTTGCTTTATTAAATCTGCCATTTGTTGGCATTCTGTATTTGTAATATATATTGGTTTTTTTATGACTTGTCTAATGAAAACTCTTTTTGGTGGTTTCTTAGAAGCCTCTTCAAGCTGTTTCTGTGCTTTAATGTAATTTTCTTGCTGTATTTGAATTTGATTAACAAGTTGTTGATTTGTGTTTTTGCAATTTTGCAGTTGTGCTTGGAGTTGTTTATTCTCTGTTCTAAGTTCAGTTATTTTGTTTGATGCATTGATAACAACGAAAATGCAGCCAAGAAGAAAACCGCCAATTAAAAAGAAAGCCGCAATTTTTGATGTTAGATTATTTAATATCATTTCTTCCTCCAGTGTGTCCAACCGAAAACTCTCACTACGTAATAAAACAAGTAAGCTTTAAATTTGCTAATGCCAAGTGCAAGCATCAATTCCAAAAAGATTTTATCAGCTGTTTTTCTATCGAATTGCTTTGTGCTATAAAGCCAATCATGGACAACAGCTGCCTTATTGAATTTATCTTTCCACTCTAAAACTGGCATAAAAAGTTTTGGTATGCTTGCAAAGTCAGTCTCAAAACCTTCTTCTACCTCAATCCAAACCTTTTCTTCTCCTACCTGTTCTGTGAAAACAGAAAACCTTTCAACTAATCGCCACTTTTTACCGTTGCTCTCTAATTCAACTTTTAAAGGTGTTAATAGTCTCACGGCAAGCTCGGATAAGGAGTTTTAAATTCAAAAGTTGGCAACGGTAAAGAAGTAGCTTGTTGGATTTGTTGAATATATGCTGTATATTCTTGTGATACTAAGAATGCGAAGTAGTGTCTGTAGGCAATCTTTAATAATTCGTTAATCCAAAACGAAATCATTTGGTCGTTATTAGAGTTGTAGTTTTTGTTTAGGTTAGATACTGCGGTTTTAAAATCTGTGTTAGATAAAATTAAAGCCGATACATCTTTCCTAAATGCAGTTGTATCAATTCCTTTATAGACGAGATAATTCTCGCCCACTTCTTTGTTTATTAGGTCAATCTTTAATTGTGCGTCGTTATAGTATTTGAAGATATAAGTATATAATTTACTGTATAAATCACTAATAGCCTTCTGTTTTGCTTCTTGCAGTTTTTCTTCATCGGTTTTTAATCTGATTTTGCCGTTGTCAAGAATAATATCATCTGTTGAGTTAACATCAAACTCAATAGCATTAACTTCTTCTGGAACTGCACTTTGTAATAAAGCACAGCATAAAGTATTTAAGTCTGGGTGAATATAAGCCCATACTTTCATTATGCTAACCTCCTTACTAAAATTACTCCACTCATTGATTGTGGAAAAGTAAATGTGCCTAAAGATGTCCAAGCTGTTGATGTGCTTTGCCATTTTGAAACAAAAAATCCATAACCTATGTTTGAGTCTCCATACTCGTAATCTATTATTCCTTTCATTGTTCTTCTAAATGTATCTACAATCATATATGTATGCGGGGTTTGGTTGTAAATCTTAAATGCATTATCACTTGTTGAATATGCACCCCACCCGCTACCTCCACCAGAATTCCAATAGTATGAACAATGACTAAAAGATGAAGAATAAGTTGTATCGTTAGGGTTTAAAAAAGTATAAGAGTTTGAATTACTCACATTAACTGTAAATTGTAAAATTATTTCATAAATTCTATTAGTGTTTGTTGTTATATATAATGCTCTGCTTGAAACGTTGTTAAAACTTATATATGCTTCTTCTCCCACTTGCAAATCATAACTGCTTGATGCATTCGACAAGTCTATTCTTCTAAATGAATATGCATCACTTTTTATATAAGTTTTAGATAAATCTAAAATTCCGCTTGCGTTTAAAGGGACTATCACATTTGGAGCTGGAGTTTGGCTCGCATCGAAACCATCCACTTTATCAGCATTAGACACTGAGACATTTTGCCAATTAGAGCCATCAAAATATTGCAAAAACTTTGTATTTGCATTAAGCCAAAGCTTTCCTGTGTATGTAAGAGTTGGTGCTGTTGCTCCCAGTTCAGGCTTTACTGTATTAACTTGATTAGTTAACTGTGTATTTACTGTATTAATTTGAGTAGTTAGCTGTGTATTAAGATTGTCTACATCTTGCTTGGTGGCAATCACGACTGTATCGGAGATTACTGCAGTGACATTCTGTGTGTTAGCAATGACTGTATAGATGTCAACCACATTCTCAACTTTAGTTACGCCGTCACTTGGGATAAAATCAGCCCTATCTGATGCATAAGCTACTGCATAAAGGATTTCACCCAAATCCGGGTCTTGTGCGTAGATACCGATTTCTCTCATAAAGAAACCTTGCTGAAGACCTGTGTTAGTTAATACAAACCTTAGCCGAACCGTGCCATCTCCAATAACTTGAACGGCTTGGATTGGTAAACTTAATTTTGGGTCAACAAGGTCGTTTAACTGTGTTGGGTCTGTGCCAGTAGCCCAAGTTCCATCACCAATTTTTATTTTTGTAAATGTCAGTGTTGCTCCGGTCTGTGCTTTAGAAAGAAGATTTCGTCCTTTCTGCGTTAATACTGTTCCTGTAAAATCTGCCATTTTTTAGCCTCCTGATGCTGGATATATAGACATGTAGCTTGCAATCCTTTGTGTTATACCAATGTATAGATTGTTGTTATCTATAGATGCTTGCGGGTTATATATTCCGATTTGGTAAGATGTTGCGTATCTTTCTGTCATACCGATATAAAGATTGTTATTTTCTACTGTTGTATCTATGTGTAATCCAATCTTATAGTTCTTTCCGTTTGTTATTACATTTGCATAATAAACATTATTTGTATATTCTCTGTGAAATCCGATTGTATCGAGCCAACTTCTTTGATTTTTGTATTCATTGATAAGTTCAGCTAATTTTTTGTAAGTGTTTTCATCTTGAATTGCAGATTTGACAAGAACTTTAAACATATATGGATTTCCATTGTAATTAAACCATTCCTGCAATTCTGCATCCAGATTTAAGGACTCAAGAACTTTCTTTATTGCATACGGTGTGCCTTTGTATCTGTGTAGCTCAATTGCATTTTTAATTAGATTTCTTTTTTCTTGTATGTTTTCAGCTTTATCATAACCTTCAATATGAAACTGCCAGCCTAATAAGTCCAGCAGATTTTCATCTGTAATCTCATCTATTCTTGGCAGTATTAAAACATTGATGATTTTGTCTTTTATGTCTTCAAAGCTAACATCAAACGTATCAACTAAATATTGAAGTTCTGCAATGCTTGACGGTGTTAATTCCTTAATCATCTACAAGCCCGCCATATGTGATATTTACGTTATTTACATATGCTATTTGTTCTATTGTCAACGCTTGCTTAACTGGTGATGTTAAATCTATTCTGTAAGCTCCAGCTTCTTTTACTCTTGCTATAAGTTCTTCTGGTAATACATCTCTTCCAATTTTGCTTTTAGTCCAGTTGATAAAATCGTTAACTGCATTTTGAACTGCACTTTGGATGATTGACACTTTAGCTTCGTCTTTGTTATTTATGTAATAAGTAAAGTTGATGTCATAGTTAATTATGCTTGGTGCTGATACTATCACTTGGTCTGTCAGCGGTCTTACTTTGTCATCTGACAAATAATTGATAACTGTATTAATCATGTCTTGGCTTGGAATATTGCCACCTTTAACAGTAAAAATGACTTTTACTTGTCCGGGATTTGGAGAATAGACTTCTACATCTTCTATGTCTTGATGTGCTGACAATGTATGATAGATATAAGCTTGTCTGCTTCCTGCGTTGCTAAATCTCTCAATAGACAATCTTATTCTTTCTCTAAATCTATCATCATCTTCTGTGTCTGTCCCATACATACTTGTTGTAATATTCTCTACTTTTGTAATGTATGGCAATGCATCAACAAGTTTGTTTATCTGCCCGATGCTAAAACCATTTCCGACAGAACCTGCAATATTGCAAGAAGCTAAAACATCAACGGATACACTCCCCGCTGGTATCTTAGCTTCCTGCAATGTTGCAAAGAAAATATTGTTATCTGGAGTTGTTCTTGTTCCTGCTGGAATAACAACATCAAAATTCAGTGGTTGGTCTAAATAAAATCTCAATGTTGTCTGTGCTGGTTGAGCTTGCAGTCTCTTTACTCCATAAAATTCTGCTAATTTGTCTAAATTATTGCCTGTTGCATATGCTAAAAGGTTTTGCTTTGCCGTTTCATTTATAGCAATTGCAAGCAGAGTAGTTGCATAAGTCTGCAGATTAATTAACAAGCGTTCAGGGTCTGCTGGATATAGAGTTCTGCCTGTGATTTGTTGATATGCATCTATCAATAGAGATTCATAATAAGTTGCATCAGTATTCACGAATTCAGCCATAGCGGTATCTCTATTATTTCTCCGGTATCTTTGATTTCTAATTCAATGCTTATCAAAAGTCTTTCATAGTCTTTATTAAGTGAAATATTTCTGACTTTTGCTCTTGGCTCCCATTCTTCTATTGCATCTGTTATTTCTGCCATGATTTTCCCTTTCGTGATTGCTGTTAGTGGCTTGTCTAAAAGCAGATACAGATTAGAGCCAAACTCCGGTCTGTGTATATCTTCACCTTTCAAAGTTGTTAGTATAATCTTTATGTTCTGAAAAATGCTATTAAGCTGATTAAACTCTACCACTCTCATATCTTCATTATCTATTTATAGAACTAATTAAACAAGCACAGATTTCACAGTGAATTTATCCGGCGAAAACGTTCGGACTGCCTTCTGCCATTGTTGAGCCACAGCTTACACTGTCGCCTACTCTACAGATTGGTTTTCCGTTCACATAAACAGAAGAAGAGCCACTTGCAGCAACTCCATCATGGCAAGGAGTTCCGCAACAATGAGAAGCCCAAGCATCTCCAACTCTATGAGCCCCTCTTCCATTTATAAAAACATTATTAGATGCTTCAACATTTTTTCTTGGTGGATAACAGCCGTGTCCACTGCAACTATCACCTAATCTAACAACTGCTGCTGACATCACTAACTCCTACGGGTTTAAATCTATTCTTGAGCCTTTAATGATGATGTTTCCAGATGCTTCTATTGTAATATCACCGTTTACATTAATTCTTAACTGATGTTGTTGTCTGTCATATTCAATTTCTGTTCCATCGGAAAACCTAATAAAGTATTTATCTTTACTTGCTACTGGTGGTTTATCTGCTTCGTTATAGATAGCTCCTAACACATAACCGTCTGAATGCTCCCCCTCTTCGTCGTAAGCAATAACGACATATTCGCCGATGTCTGGCATCCAATAAGACTTATCCTGATGTGTTTTGTGATTTATAACTGGAAGCCAATTTGAAACCATATTATCCAAATCTGGCATTTGCACTCTTACTCTCGCTGTTTTTTCATCTACCGCAACGACAATGCCTCTTCTAATCATTTCTTTTTACCTGTCTGGTTTGGATTTTTCAAAAACTCTATTTCTGTTGTATATCCATCTCTTTTTATTTCATGTATTACAGTAGAGCAGTAATATAAGCCGTCAAACTTTCCAAATCCTTTAAGCTCTATTTGAGAAGATGCATAGATGTTTGGAATTCCTACAGTGGTTATTCTGCCTTTTAATTCTTTCATTTCATTTATTGTTTTCTGAGCCGATGCTACCTTTTCAGCTTGTTTTTTATTTTCTACTCTTACACGTTCAACTTGTTTGTCTTGCGATGCTTTGACTTTTGTCTTTTTATTGTCTGATATGCTGTCTTTTTTGTTTGGGTCTAAATAAACAACATCAACATCAGAAGCGTATAAACTGCTTACTTCAATATCTAAGTCAATTGTTATGTCAGGAGTTATTACGTATATGCCGTTATCATTTGAGCTTTTTTCTAAATCTCTAATTACAATCTTTTTGTCTGCAATTTTGCATATATAACCGTATCGTTTACATAATTTCTGCAAAAACTCTAAATCTCTTTGTTTATATTGGTCTATTCTTTGAAAATTAATGTCATTACCTTCAAAAAACAGCTTATAACCATTCCTTTTTGCTATATCTTCAGCAATCTTTTTAAGTGTTGTATTTTCAAATGCTGTTGTTTTAAGAGTTCTGAATGATGCTTTAACATCTTTAGCAAGTGCTTTGATTGTGAAAGTTGCTCCAGAACGGCTATATCTAAAGTTGTAGCTGTCTATAAAGAAAGTTCCTGCGTCTCGAACTGTTTCTTCATATCCGAACCGAACTTTTAAGCTTGAACCTCTTGCCGGTGGATTATCTCGGAAAAAATAAGTAGAATCCTCAACTTCAATCTCTATGTCATCACTTTCATCTTTATCAAGTCCATCGTTATCTGTGTATTTAAAACTTAATAAATACGGTGTTATGTAAGCTGATACGTTGTTATTGTTGATTTCAACATAAAGATATGGCTTGTAGTAAGTTAATCTGTCTGCCATGGTGGATTAATTACTTCTTGATTGTCTGTGTCATCAATTTCCAAGATTGGAATTTTTAAAACAGTTCCGGGTGGTGGATAAGCATGAGCTAAAAACTGTGGATTTGCTTGAATGATTATTTCATACAGATATGGGTCAGAATACATTTCATATGAGATAGTATCCCATCTATCGCCTTCTTTGACTATGTAGTTAATATAGTTCATCTTTTACCTCACTTATCAAGCATATTTGTATAGTTGCTTTTTTGCTGCAAGTTTTGATTTTGTTTTTGAGTATTTTTCTTTTTAACAGCTTTGCCTTTCTTTTTGCTTGATGCTGTTTGTTTCTTTTGAATTTCTTTTTTGATGTATTCAGTGAATTTAACGTTTAGAGATATGTCAACCGGTTGACCGTATGCATCAATCTGTTGAAAATCTGCATCTATACTTTCTATTACAAAATCACCAATGATTTTTTCAGCAATGATTAATTTCTGCGGTTCCCCCGTTTTGGCTAAATCTTTAAGCTTTTGATACTCCTCTAAGGGATTACAGAATGCATTGTGAAAATTTATTGAAAGTTCCAGAGATTGTAATTCATTACCGAGATACTGCAGACTACTTGGAGCGATTACAGTCTGCAATTTTGCAACAGCATACTGATTACTTTCTTTATGTTCTCTGTATGAAAATATTTGAAAGATAATATCGCCAAAGCTTGCATATTTCATAATCTCATTATCTTTTAGATGCAAGCTTCAGACAAGCACAGATTTCACAAGATTAGAAGGTGATGTTTATATTTGCAATTTTGCAGTACTACTTTATAGCTACTGGGCAGGGCTAATATCTATATAGACGTATTGTATATGTTTATTTTTTGGTGAAATGTAAAAAGAACGAATATTAAGCATATACTTTTTATTATTAGACGCCATTACAGGCATGTCATTTATATAGCATTCACTTTCTAAGCAATTATGTCTAATATACTCAATAAATTCTTCTTTGCTTGGTTTCTCTAAGTTATAAATATAATATAAAGCATCAATAATAGAACGCCCTTCTTTATCTTCATCGGATAAACATTCTTTGCTTCCTAAGCTTCTATTGTGTGGATTATCCAAATCGCAGTTAACAACTAAGTAAACACCTGAACTCCATTTTATAAATCCTACATAATCAGTAGCAGGAGGGGGTGATTTTTTGGAAGGGAAATATATAATAGCTTCATTATTTTGGCCGTATATTTTAGCTTCAGGATATTTTTCATTATAAAATGATGCTACAGTTTGCTTTAGATTTTCTTCTGAAATATCGGGTGTTTCTACTGTTGATTGTGAAGTATCAACTATCAACGCCGAACCAATAACCATGAGAATAAATCCGCCAATTCTATATTTCCATTTATGTTTTCCGAACACTTCAAACTCTTTCACATTGGTTTTATTTCTTATCTTATCAAATGTCAATCCAATTATAATTAATCCTGTAAGGTAAAGAATAAATCCCATAGCTTGCCCTCCTCACTCATAAAAATTTATACAAAATCATACGCTTTTTATACAATTTCTGAAATTTTACAATCACAACTTTCTTCTTGCTATTACTTCCTGAGCTATCCCGACAATTCTATATCCTTCGTTTGGATATAAAGGCTCATAATTTGGATTATCTGATATAAACACAATTCCATTTTTACCTTTATACAGTTTTTTTATATACAATTCTCCATTGTCATCTCTAATGATTACAACTTTTCCGTTTGGTATATCTGTTGCACCGTTAAAGTAATATTTAGCTATTACATAATCACCATCTTGCAGTGTTGGTTCCATGCTATCTCCATGCACTTTAACAATAAAATGCTTGTTTTTATCTAAATTTGTTGATGCCGGAAGTGGTATATATTCTATGACTTCTATTTGATTATTGTCTTGTGGAAATCCAGCCCCAACTTTTGCAACTACAGGAAAGTATATTATTTGTTCTATGCTTGGATGACTAAATATATCTTCTTCTTCATTTTTTAAGAACATCTCTCCTTTGCCTGTTTTTAGCCATTCTGGGTTTACATTAAAGGTTTTGGATATTAGGTTAATGGTGGCTGTTGAAGGTGTATGCTTGCCAGTAAACATTTCAGACAATGTAGCTTTTGATACTCCAGTTCTTCTTGATAGCTCAGCAAATGTTTTAATTCCTAATTTATCCATTAATAGCTTAATTCTATCTTTAATGTCTTCCATGGCACTACTCCTTACATATTTTTTAATGTCGCAACCTGCAAAAATTGCAGATTCCGACGAAACCTAAATAGTTAATAGAACAATTCTTAAACATTACAAACTTGTAATAAAAAGTCATTGTTTTTCAAAGTTAGATTTCTAACTTTACCTATTGACAAAAAGTTAGAAATCGAACTATAATATTTACACACTGTAAGGTTATAACCTTATTAATAGTATATGAAGGAGACAAAGAATGCAAGAATTTAGGGAATTTTTAAAGAAAAAGTTGGCAGAAAAGGGAATGTCAATAAATAGACTTGCAATAGAGATTGGAGTAAGAGATATGTTCATTCGTGAAGTTATGTATGGGAAAAAAATTTCCAGACCGTTAATTTTGAAAATAACTGACTATTTCCAAGACCCGAATATCTTGCATATCTATGAAAAAGAACTTCAAGAAAGAAAATCTAAAAAATCTAAATCTAAAAAGGAGGTGTAATCATGACAAAGTTTGACTTAGTCCAAGCAACACAAAAGCAGTTTGGCATTACTCTTTCAGAAGCTAACGAAATCGTCAGTTATGTCTGTGAAGTTATGATTCGTACGATTGCTTCTGGTGAAAGAGTAACTATTCCCGGACTTGGTGTTTTTGGTGTTAAAGAAAAAAGAGCAAGGAAAGGAAGAAATCCAAGAACTGGTGAAGAAATTACAATTCCAGCTAAGAAAGTAGTAGTGTTTAAACCAGCTAAATCTTTGCAAATAGCAGTAAATAAAAAGTAAGGAGGTATGAAAAAATGGACTTATACGAAGTAGCTGAAAAATTAGCTTGGGATTTGAGAGCGAAGGTCTTTTCGGACAATGGAAAATTCATTGTTTACCTGCATGGAAGGGTGTTTGAATTTGACAGCATTAAGAAAGTTGTGAAATTTCTTGAATTCACTAAAAAGGAGGTAGAACGTCATGTTAAAAACTAATTTCGATGAAACTTACGAGAAAAACAAAAAAATGGCAAAGAAAACTCTTGCTGTTATGCTTGGCGTTGGAATAGTTTTAAGTGCTTGGCAGTATATGAACTACAGAATGAATAAAGAGATTGCAAAATTAGAAGCTGAAAAATCTCAGCTGGAAGTAGAAAATCTGATTTTAAAAAAAGAGCTTGGAGAATATAAAGAACTCCAAGCTTACATAGAAAAAATAAGAAAATGATCCAATTACTACAGCAAATAGATTATAGCATAGCTAAAGGAGGTAAGTAAAATGACAACAGCAGTAGTAAAAACAACAGAAGGCAACATTGTAGAAATGGTAAAGGTTTTATTTCCACACTTGCAAAGTGTCAATGATGCTGAAATCAAGAAAGCAATAGCATTAGCAAGACACATTGGATTAGACCCAACAAAAAAAGAATGCCACTTTATCCCATACAAGGGTAGCATACAGTTAGTTGTCAGCTATACAGAATATATCAAAAGAGCTGAAAAGAGCAATAGGCTAAACGGCTGGGATGTAGTAGTTGGCAAAGATGAGATTGACACATATGCAGAAACTACAATCTATAGAAAGGATTGGCAATATCCTTTGAAATGGCGTGTATATCTTAATGAAGCTAAAAAAGATACTCCGAGTTGGAAAAGCATGCCAATATTTATGCTTAAAAAGACAGCCATAGCACAGGCTTTCCGCTTGGCATTTCCAGAGGAAACAGCATCACTGCCATACGAAGAAGCAGAGGTTATGTCGGAACCAGCTATTAATGAACCAGTAAAAGAATTACCAAAAGAAACATCTATAGAAGACAAAGAAGATAAAATCTCAGAAGCCCAAAAAAGAAGACTTTGGGCTATTGCGAATAATACAGCAAGAGAACACGGGCTTTCTTCTGAAGTTGTGGAAACTATTATCAGAAGTGTATTAGCTGAGTATGGATTAGAACATACAAAAGATATATTTAAAAAAGACTATGAAGAGATTATAGAAAAAATTACAAAAGAATTAATAGAAATCTCTAAAGAAGGAGGTAATGAAGAATGATTGCACAAATATTTGAAAACATGCAATATAAAAATGGAAGAGTTATTGAGGTTGTAGCGTTAAACTTAAGTACAGGGGAATATGTTGTCATGGATTTAGAAAAATACTTAAAGGGGGTATAAAGCCATGAAAATATTAGGCATTAAAGAAGTCCCAGTTAGTAAAATTGAAATTATACAAGGATTACTTCCAAGAGTAGAAACCCATACAGTAGAGGACAAAGTAGAAGAATACAGAGAAGCTATGGAGCTTGGCTCTGAATTTCCACCAATCACCGTATGGCAAAAAGGCGATGAATATTGGTTAATTGATGGAATGCATCGCCTTATGGCATCAAAAAAACTTGGCAGAACAACGATAAAAGCTGAAGTGGTAGAGTTAAAGGATATGCTTGAGGCAAAAGTTTTAGCAATCACAAAAAATAGGCACGGATTACCACTGACAAAAGAAGAAAAAAGGATTTTATGCCAGAACCTTTATATGGAAGGAGTAGAAATCCCAGAACTTCAAAAAATATTTGGAGTAAGTGAGAGAACTATTTACTACTGGACTAATGGACTAAAAAGAAGAGAAAAGCCAGAAGAATTGAAAGAAAAGGCGTTAGAAATGAGAAAGCAAGGATATACACAGGAAGAAGTAGCGAGAGAGTTGGGAATAGCTCGAAACACAATTTCGGATTGGGAAAGAGAAATGTCGCAACCTGCAAAAATTGCAGATTCCGACGAAACCCCCTCAGAAGAAGAACCAGATTTTTATGATGATATAGAAGAGGAAGAAGACGAAATCTCTTACGAAAAGCTTATGAAAATTGCAAATAATCCAGAGATATCTAAACAAGCATCTGAATATACACAACAAAAATTTCTTGAAGAAGAAAGAAAAAAATCTTATGGTGGAAGACCACCAAACGACCCGCCACCACTAACAGAAAAAGAAGAGTATGAAAGGTTGAAAAATGAATTGATTTATTATATGGAAAAAATGGTTGTAAAAATTGGCTGGGATAAAGCTCTGTCAATGTTTGAAGAAGCATTAGAGGAGATAAAAGAACTATCAAAATCTGCTAAAAGAGGTTAGCTATGGATAGGGGAAAGCTAAAGAAAATGGCTTTGGAGTATTATCTCCAAGGCTATTCTTTAAGACAAATACACCAAATTTTAAAAGAAAAAGTCCACTTCACCACAATCAAAAGGTGGGTGGACGCAGAATTAAAGCTACAAAAAGAGAAAGAGAAAAAAACAGAAATACCAGACGATCTGAAACAGAGAATAAAAAACTTGTTGTTATTGGGCAATAAAGAGAAAGGGAAAACAAGAACCCTTTCTCTTAGTCAGATTTATAAACTGCTTGAATTGGAGTTAAAAATGATAGGGATAAACTCTAAACCGAGTTGGTACCGATTTATAAAAGGCTTTATAAAAGAAGAATTTGGGTCATACGAAAAACTACAAAGAAAACGCTTGGACAAAAAAGAAATGTCTAAGCATATAGTAAGCAAGGGTAAGCTATCAAGAAATCAAAGAGAATGGGAAATAGATGCTACTGGTTATAGCTACGGTGGAAAACACTACCATGTGTTTATCTGCCGTGAGCGTTGGTCAGGTTGCTTCTTAGGTGTCTTCCATAAAGAAGTAAAGGAAGACACCAACGTTCAATATTACAACAGAGCATTTAGCACGATTGATATTGCTTTATATCTGATGAGTTTATTTGAGAAGTATGGCTTGCCAGATAAAATTATCTGCGATAACGAAGCCATACTTAAGACAGATTTGATAATAAATGGATTGGAAAAACTTGGGATAAAATATCGCAACACCACTGCCGGAAGACCGAACCAAAAGCTTATAGAAAGAAGTTTTCGTGATTTGAAAGGTATGCTTCGATATTATATTACTACTCATCAATCTTTTGAAGAAGCTCTGAGGGTATCCATAGAAACATACAATAGAACGGAACACAGGTTCGAACACTTCAACGAACCTGTCGTTCCTGAAGTCCTGCATTCTGCTATAAGACAAACATATAGACAAGCTGATATTGATGAAATTAGACTTGCATTCAGAGAAAAATTCATCAGAACAGTTAGGAATAATTCTATAACAATTGGAAATCTTGTTTATGAATTTTATTACCCTCAGGAGCAGCGTTTTGGAGAATATGGAAGAAAAAGCAAAGCTCCTGAGGTAGTCTGCTATCGTGATTTGGAAAATCTGACACGATTAGAAGTATGGGACAAAGAAGAGAAAAGAAAGCTTGGATATGCTGAACTTGTGTCTAAAAACACTCCAACTTTAGACACAAAAGAACTAAAAGAAATAAGAAACAAAGAAAAAAGATTAGGAAGAAGAAAAGTTAAATTAACAGAAGAACTTGAAAAAATAAGACAAGAAGAGCTAAAAGAAGAAAGAAAAGATGAGATTTTGGACATAACAAGTATTTTACAAGCATCAACAGAAGAAGTAAAACAAGAAGAAACAAAGCAAGAAGAAATTGACATCTTAAAATTATTTGGAGGTAATTAAAATGATACATACAGAAGAAACAATTATCAACACTATCTCAGCATTGAAAAAGATTAGAGAAGAGCAAAAAAGCCCAGTCCACGCCATTTTGTATGGTTCATGGGGGACTGGTAAGACATTTTCATCACAGAAAATTATACAACGATTTGACGATGTTTTCTATATAAAAGTCCCAGACGGGGAAATATCTAAAGGAAGACTTTATAGACTTATCGGCTTGGCTTTACGTTCTGGAGTAAGACACACTTGGGAAGGCACTTTAAACATGATTAAATATCACTTAGATTACTTAAAGTTAAAGCCAACATTCATACTGGATGAAAGTCAAAGAATACTTTCAAAATATCACATTTTAAACGAATTAAAAGACTTGTCTGAAGACTTGGAACTAAACTTTTCTTATCTCTTTCTGGGAGACCATACAATACCAAAAATATTAGCAACACATCCACATAGTATTCATAAAAGAATAGTTATAACGAGAGAACTTCAGCCAATCACAGAGAAAACAATAGACACCTTGGCAAAAGAGCTAAAAGTAGAAGCAGATGCGAAAGAAATGTTTGAGATGGCAAAAAGAAAAGGCTGGACTACTATCGATGTTGCTTTTATACTGCAAACTTGCAGACAAGCAAAACAGCCAGCTAAGAAAGACATCGTAGAAAAAATAGCAGTAGCATTAGGGAGGTAAGCATGACAGAAGGACAAATCTGGCAAGTGATGTTAAAACTGAAAATTTTCACACCTTGGATGGTGCTAAAAGAGTTAAAAGCACCAAGTTATTTAAAGAATATCTATAAAGAAAAAATCAGAAGCCTTATAACATCACAAGTTAAAAATGGAATATTGGAAATATACAGCGATAACCCACCAGTCTTTGGATTGCCAGGTCAAGATGTAGAGACTATCAAAAGAACTTGCGAGTTATGCGGGAGTAGATTTATTCCCGTCCAAGATACAGACCAATATTGCAGTGAAGAATGCGAAAAAGAATACAGAAGAAAGTATTTAGAACAAAAAAGAAGACAAAAAGGAATGGCAGTAAAAAGAAGATACTCTAAAGAAGAGGAAAAACTAATATTAGATGCAATCTCAAGGAACGGATTAACTACTGCAATTTTGCAGGAGCTTTCAAGAAAACTTGGAAGACACCCAGAAAGCATTAAGAGTAAGTATAAACATATGAAAAAGATGGGAGGCGTATTATGAATAACAAACAGATGTTAAAAAAGGTAGAAAAAGCATTAAAGTCTTTAGTTGATGGTAAAATTCAAGATACTGTTAATATTCTGTTTGAGATAAGAACCAGACTTAAAGAGGAGATAGAAAAAGAAGAAAGCAGGAAAGAAGACGGAAGAGAAATTCAACATCTCATTGGCTGGTATTTACAGCTATGGGATGAAAAGCCACCTGAAATGTTTAGATTTGCGACAGAGTATAAAGCAATAATAGCGAAACACTTAAGAGAGTTGATACATATCTACAAAAGAAACAACGAAAGCATAGAACAACTAAAGAAAGACTATGAGAACTTTAAAAAATCAAGAAAAGATTGGAATGGACTACTAAACTTCAGAAATCAGCTGCCAAATATAAAAGGCAAATCAGGCAGCAAGGAATGGACAAGTCCAGAAAACAGGAGAGGAAAGGATTATTATCTCAAGAATTGGGCTAAAGAAGATGATGACGAAGATATCCCATTTTAGGAGTGAGCCATGAGAATATACAAAAGTATAGAAAGCATTAAAAAGGATTTTCCAAACGCTCATATAATAGAAGATGATAGTGGTTTTTGGGTTTATCCAGATGGATATCAAAAATACACAATATCAAATGTAAAAAGATATTTAAAGCCAAGAACGAAAGAACATATAAAAGACATCTTAATAAGCGGTAAATTTCCAGAGAAGCTAATAGAAACTGCAATTTTTCAGGTAAAAGAAACCGAAAGCATTAAAAAAATAAAAGAAATTAAAAGAAGCGTAATAATGGAAGGAATGGCAGGCGTGGGGAAGTCCACAGCCTGCACTTGGAAAATAGCAAAGCTTTTGTATTGGTGGAAAATAAACAACCCACTATATATTAGCACAGTTCTATTTGACACAAAAGCGTTTGAAACATTTCAAGAATATGATGCATACTTGATTGATGATTTACTGCCAAATCTAAAGGATATAAAAGTTGATTTGATTACACAAGTTATTTATTATGCTGAGAGCAAGAATATTCCGCTGTTTATAACAACAAACAGTAAAGAAAGCTTTCAACAATTTCCAGAGCCACTACTATCAAGATTAAGAAGCTATTGTGAGTATGTAAAGATTGAAAGCAAAAAAGATTTAAGATTAGAAAAAACAAAAGGAGGTATTAACAAATGAGATTCTTTGCCTACAAAAAAGACTTGCAGGAAGCGTTTAAGAAAGTCATATCGGAAAAGAAAGCAGCACTTCCTATTTTGACAAATTTCTTATTAAAAGCTGAAGATGGAAAACTAACAGTTTATGGAACAGACTTGGAAGTGTATACTTCATATACTATACCTGCAGATGTTGAAGAAGAAGGTTCTATTTGTGTAAACTCAAAAAAGATTTCAGATATATCAAAAGTTTTAGCTCAAAATGAAGCCTTGCTTTATACAGATGGAGAAACTTTAAAAATCACATCAGGAAAAACAAAGTATAACCTACCAACTTTTGAAGCTGACGATTTTCCATTGCCTGAAGCCTTTCCATCTGATTTAGCAGTATCAATAAGTGGTAAAGAACTTTTAAAAGGAATATCTAAAACGATTTATGCTGTTTCAAAGGATGAAAGTAGATTTGCTTTAAATGGTGTTTGTTTTTCATTTATTAAAGGAAAGCTTGATTTTGTAGCAACCGATGGTCATAGGCTTGCTTTGTACAACATACAAATCAATAGTGAGCTTAAAGGCAAGTATATAGTCCCTATGAAAGCGTTAAATGAGATTAAAAAACTTGTAAGTGATGTTGAAGATGTAGAAGTGGCAGTTTCCGGAAGTAGTATATTCTTTAAAGGCTCAAATTACATTTTATCTGCAAGATTACTTGAAGGCGTTTTCCCAGACTATACTCAAGTTATCCCAAATAGCTTTAACATTGAAATAGTCTTATCTAAGGAAGAGTTAATAAACTCTATAAAGAGAATTACTATAGCAGAAGAAGACGAAAATAAGCCTATAAGAATACAACTGTTTAATAACAAGCTAACCATATCAACAGCGTCAAGAATTTCTACAGATGCTTACGCAGAAGATGAGATAGATACTAATTATAACGGGCAAGAGTTTGAGATTGGATTTAATGGAAAGTATATTTTAGAAGCTATAGATAAAGTAGAAGATGAAAAGATAGTCGTAAAATTTATAAACAAAGATACTCAAACCGTTATTATTCCGGAAAATCCAGAAGAAAAATATTTAGCAGTAGTAATGCCAATGACAATTTAGGGGTATTCTCCCCCTTCTTTCCCCCATCCTCCTACTCTCTCCGGGGCAATCCCGGAGCCTTTTTTATCATCTCTTAAAAAATCTGCAAAATTGCAATCACTGTGAAATCTGTGCTTGTTTAACTTAGCTCTGATTTATAATATTGAATAAGCCAATCTCTTAAGAGGTTATAATCTTGGAGTTTCTAACAGTCAAGGAAGTAGCAGAGAAATTAAGATTAAGCAAAAGAACTATTCACAATTGGATTGACGAGGGGGTTATTAGAGCTATCAAACTGAAAGATGGATTGGCTGTCAGAATTCCGGCGTCAGAAGTTGAAAGAATCTTAAATGAAGCGTTAGAAATACCACCAAAGAAATTATCAGAGGAAAGAAAACAAAACATCAGAAGCAGATTCTAAACTCTTACTTTCCTACCTTTTCATCACATTCGTGAAATCTGTGCTTGTTTAATCAGTTCCATCTCTTTATCATAAAATCACAATCACAATTTCAAGGTCTTATTATGAACGCAAAAAGAAAAGGTAGCAGAGTAGAAAGAGAGATAAAAAAAATCTTTGAAGAAAGAGGCTTAAAAGTTGTCAGGTCTGCAGGTTCTTTAGGTTCTGCAGATTTGCACGTGGAACTCGTCGGACACATTCAAGTAAAAGCAAGAAAAGAGCTGTCTATCTATAAATGGCTTGAAGGCAATGATGCAGTTGTAATAAAAGCTGACAGACAAGAACCGTTAATTGTTCTTCCACTTCAAAGATTTTTAGAGGTTCTGTGATGGATTTTCTTGAGATAGGATTAGGGAAATTAATTACTCCAGAAATCTCAACGATTATTACAATCGTAGCTATATTTTTTCTGATTAGAAGACAAGAAGAAAAAATAGACAGCTTAACAAAAGCACTAAAAGAGAGAGATGCAAAGCTTGAAGAAAGAGATGCAAAGTTTGACAACAAAATCGCAGAAATAGAAAATCAGATGAAAGATTTCATCACTAAAGAAGAACATTATCGAGATGTCAGCGGTTGGCGGGGTGAATTACAAAAGCTTGATGCAAAACTTGATAGGTTCATTGAAAAGTTTATAGAAATAAGGAGAGATAAATGAGCATGAAAGCTTTAAGAGGAGAAATCTTAGACTTTTTACATAGAGTTTCACCAAGACCAATTGATGAATTGGCAATCATAAGTGTTTTTTATCAATACTATAAGGACAAAGATATTATTAACGCATTGCATTACTTGGTTGACCGTGGATACGTAAGAATGATTGAAGGACCTCATATGTATAAACCAAGAGAAAAAATGAGATTTTATATGATTACAGCGGACGGTATTGACATCTTAGATTTAACAAAAAGAGATGATGGTATTGTTGTTCCGGAGAGAGACTAATGGCACGCAGGAAAAAAGCTCAATTGTATGACATAATTCAGAAGATAGTCTATCTATACGAAAATGAAAAAAAAGATTTTAAATCAATTGAAAGTCTCTTGAGAGCTGAAGGGTATGACATCTCTAAAAGTGCTATTCATAGAGCTTATAAAGACTATTCGCAAGCAGCAAGAGAATATAATGAATGGTGGGACAAAATAGAAGTATTAGTCCAGCAAACACAAAACAAGCCAACTTCTTTTATGCTGTCATCTCTTGTCGCAATGCTTACTCAGAAAGTCTTAGAATTTGCAAAAGACATAGACAGCTTCGAGTTCGAAGAACCAGAACAACTTATAACAGCAGTTCATAAACTTTCACAAATGAGCCAATCTCTTGAAAAACACATCACTGAAAAATTGCAGAAAGCGGCTGAAAAAATAGAAGAAGAAGGCAAGAAAAGAAATATTGACCCAGAGTTCCTGAAATTAATCAAAGAGGAAATCTATGGAGTATGACAAACTCCTTCTGCCTTACCAACAGCGTGCTTTACATCAAATGTTTGAAAAGAAATACTCAATTCTTATGTGGTCAAGACAAACAGGTAAATCTTTCGTTGTTTCTTTATTCGCTGTACTGCGTGCAATCGAAAGAAAAAATCACTTAGTCGCTATAATCTCACCTACGGAACGGCAATCAAAGGAACTGATGGAGAAAGTCAAAAGACACATTGATTTTTTAAGAGAACTTGGAAAGATAAAAGGAGATGTCAGCTTTTTTGAAGATACCACTACCAATGTATTAGAGATTAGATTTCCAAACCGTTCAAGGATTATTGGCTTACCAGCAAACCCCGACGGTACACGGGGGCTTACAGGCGATGTTATCTTAGAGGAAGCGGCATTCTTTCGAGATGGCTATAAAGTCTATCAAGCAATTTTCCCTTCAATTACAAGAAATAGAGATTTTAAACTTATAGTAATTTCTACACCAAGAGCCAAAAGCGATATTTTCGGTCATCTTTGGCAAATGTCAGAGAATAACGAACTTTGGTTTAGACAAAAATTAACGATATTTGATGCTGTTAATCAGGGATTGAATATAGATATTGAAGAATTGCAAAAAGGTGTTCCAAACCAAGACATTTGGATGCAGGAATATATGTGTGAGTTCATGGATGAAGAAAGTGTTTTACTTCCTTATGAAATCTTGCATTCTTGCACTGTTGAAAACATAGAAGCTGATATAAAAGAGCTTACCGGAGATATTTACATCGGAATTGACATCGGAAGAAGACATGACTTAACAGTTATATCTATTCTTGAGAAGATAGCCGGAAGATACTATCTCAGAAAGCAAGAAATCTTAAGAAACCTGCCATTTTCAGAGCAGTTTAAAATCATAGACCATTTATGCCACTACGCAAGAAGAGTGGCGATAGATGAAACGGGAATAGGTATGCAGCTTACAGAAGAACTTGTTAAAAAATGGGGAGATATAAAAGTTCTCCCAGTTTACTTTACTAACAAAATGAAAGATGAATTAGCAAGCAGAGCTAAAGCAGTATTCCAAGACAAAATAATCAGCATTCCACCGGACAAAGACCTTATAGAAGACCTGCATTCTGTCAAAAGAACACTTACAAAAGCCGGAAATATCAGATATGAGGGAGAGACTGAAGATTCTCACGCTGACCGTTTTTGGAGTTTGGCTTTAGCTCTGCATGCGGCAAGCCAAGAAGATATAAAAGAAATTACACCTATCTATTTTGCAAGCCAAAATAAAGGAGAATTGAGATATGGATATAAAGCAATGGATTAAAAAGTTGTTCGGTGGCGAAGAACTGCCAAAAAGTCAGATACCAACCGCAAGAGTATCGATAGAGCCTGCGAAGATATTCACACCGAGAACATTAGATGCTAAATTTAGATTTTTAAATCCACGCTATCCCAGGGAATGGTTAGATGTAATAGAAAAAGCGGTTGTAGCTAATCCAATCTTAAGTCAAACACACAATCTCATAATCACCTTAGCCAACACAGGACATAACATAAGGGTTCAAGGACAAGATGAAGAAAAAGCAATGCAGGAGTTGGAAGAGTTGGCATTTGCTTTAAACACAGACCATCTCATTAACCAACTTATCGCACAAATAAATATAGGTGGAGCTTTATCTGCTGAAATAGTCGTAGATAAGAATCTAACAGGAATAAAGAAAATTGTCTTAGTTCCTGCAAGATATATATGGTTTGACTACAATCCTGAAACAGACGAGTATGAGCCATACCAATGGGTTGGAATAGAAAATCCCATTAAATTAAACACATACACATATAAATACATGCCTTTATTAACTCTCGATGGTTCTCCATATGCCATTCCACCGTTCCTTGCATCGTTATCCGTTATCGAAACAGTAGAAGAGCTGTTAAGCGAACTGCAAGGTCTTGCTAAAAAGCTTGGCTTAGTAGGGTTTTTAGATGTTAAATTCCCGCAGCTACCTAAGGCGGTTAACGAGACAGAAAAAGAATACCAAGACAGAGCAAGACAGTTTTTAGAGCAGTTCGGACAAGATGTTGCAGAAAACATGTCAAAAGGTGTATTTCTGCACTTTGAAGGGACAGAGGCAAAGTTTGAAGAGATTACAGGAAACGCTTCAGGAGTAAAAGAGATAATAGAACTACTTGAAAGGTGGGTCATTGAAGGGGCAAAAGCACAGCCAAGTCTGTTAGGTTTCTCAACTGGATACACAGAGACATGGTCAACTGTTGCACTCCATACATTTGTATCTCAATTGTCAAGCATTCAGACAATTATTAAAAGATTTTTGGAATATGCCTACAAGCTGCATCTACTACTTAAAGGCTACAACATTGATGATGTAGATATTGAGTTTAATCCATTGCCGGACTTCCATCCTGATAAAACAGCAAAAGCAGAATTAGATAGAGTTCAGAAAGTTATTCAAATGCTACAAGCCGGAATTATCACGCCAGAGGAAGCAAGAAAAGAATTGGGGTATGAATAATGGCTGAATACGACTGGGACACAGAAGGTAATCAGGATATTGATAGGATACTCAATACAATACTACCTGCAATTTTGCAGAAAGTAGAAGAAGCTCTAAAGGAAGTATTCAAATATGCAAAATATTTCATATCTTTTCAAGATTTACAAAGATTTATTATTTCAAAACTTGAAGAAAAGCTCAGGCTTGGAGTTAAAGAAAAAGAATACTTGAGAAAAGAATTTGAGAAGATATATGAAAAAGCACAGAAAGAAGCAGTTCCGGAAATGATTAGTTTCTCGCTTGGTTCTCCTGATTTAAGAACAATAAGCTACGCAGAAAATCTATCGGATTTTTACTTCGGAAAGTTTTTTCGTGGAGACAATAGAATAAGAAGAGAGATTATTAATTGGTTTAATAACTACTACTTAACAGAAGGAAACCCAATCGGAAGAGATGCGGAAGGTATTCAAGTATTTCTAAACAGATTTGGTCAATACTTAGAGCAAAGAACAGAAACAAAGGCAAGACAAATAATTGATACCACTTATAACCATCTGAAAAACTCGGCTCGTATCCGGGCGTTTCAAAAAGCCAAGATAACATATTACAGATGGAATGCTGTAGGGGACAGGCTAACCTGCTCTTATTGCAGGAGTATGGATGGAAGAATTTTCAGAACAGCTGATGCCGTAAGAATACTGGATTTAATAGAAACTGACCCTGAAAACTTGCCAGATTACAAGCCATTTCTAACAAACTTTGACTTAGAAACACTTAAAAGAATGCCGTCAGATGATATTCCAAGCAAGCTTCCACCGGCACATCCACATTGCAGATGCACAGTTAACGCATATCAAGAAGAGGTAGAAAGACCTTTGCCTGTTGTCGTAGAGCCAGCAACACAGCCGAAATCTTTAGAACAGGCTGCACTTTTAGAACAATTACAAAATGAGTATAGAAGCCTAAAACCCGAAGAAATTAGCGAAAGAATAAAAGCACATCTTGGCAGTAGTTGGACAAGATATAGCAAAGAGAATTTGTTAAGAAACTTTGAAGAACACGGTCATGAAGTTGGAGCTGAGACAATAGAGCAATATAGAAGAATGTCTAAAGAGATAATCAAAAAGCCAGACGAAGTATTTATCAGAAGGAACATTGACGGTAGCACGGACTATATCTTTGTAAAAGACGGTAAATATGTAGTTTCAAGCGATGATACACTTGAGATAAGAGAGTTTGCAAAATTGCACAGCTTGGACGATTTAATGAATCAGCTTTCAGCGATTATCAGGGTGCTGTGAAATCTGTGCTTGTTTAATCCCATTCATCAATTCAAAATATTAGCATCATTATATTGAAGGTGTTTATATGCTTACGATTAATACACTGTTAGCCACTGAAAACTTGCGAGAAGAACAAGATTTTATAGAAGTCAATGTAGTTGCTTTATCTTCAACTTGTGTCGTAAGACAATATGGCAATCTCTGTTTTCCTGATGAGTTATTGCAACAAAAAGCAAAAGATTTAATCGGAAAACCAGTCTTGCTTGACCATGAGTGGAAGGTAGGCTCTGTGGTCGGTGTAGTAAAAGATGCGTTTTATGAAAACGGAAAAATCATTGCCAAACTTCAGATAATTAAGTCCGGAAATGAAAAACTAATCAGCCTTTTAAAAATGGAGCCAAAGCCAATTACAGACGTTAGTGTTGGCGTCGTATTAGAGACTGAAAAATTAGAGGACGGTAAATATATCGTTAAGAATATGTCATTTAAAGAGATTAGCTTTGTTTTTGAAGGTGCAGATAAGAACGCAAAAGTACTGTTTGAAGCTGACACACAAGAAGCCAATCCAGAACCTAAAAAAGACTTCAAGAATTGGTGGGATGACCCAGAATTAAGAGATAAAGCACCAAGAGATTATTTCTTAGACCCATCAAGCAGAAAGTATCCTTATAGGGACTGGGACGGAAAAATCTCTTGCGATAGACTTCAAGCAGCGATGAGTTTAGCAAGTCTTCACGGACACAGCAGAGTATATGCAAGAGCTAAAACTTTATATGAAAACTACTGTAAAGGAGGTGTTAACAATGGCAAAGAAAACTAAGCCACAACCAAAACCAAGACCATCTAAGTAATTTTTTTTCAAAAAATCTTAAAAGGAGGCAAAGAATGTTAGAAAAAATTGAAATGTTGGCAAAGGAAGAACTTATCGAAGCAGTAAGAATGTTAGAAACAAAGCTATCAGCATTAGAAAAAGAGAACGAAGAACTGAAAAAATTGGCAGAGATTGGTAAGAAGTATGAAGAACACTTGAGAAAAGAAGCAACTAAACTTGTAAAAGTTGTAGAAGGTGAAGCATCGGCATTGTTAAAGCTCATTGAAAGAGCGGATGTAGATACTTTAGCTGAAATTGTAAATGAATACAAAGCAAAAGCAACTGAAAAATTGCAACCATCTTCAATTCAAGCAAAAGTAGAAGAAGAGAAGATTGACTTAGAAAAGATGAGTTATCAAGAACTTGTTAAATTAGCAGAAAAATTTAAACAGGAGGTTAGATAATGGCAGTAATTACAGGAATAACAAATCCGGAACTTTTTCCACAGTATTATGAACGTAAGTTATTGCAGTATGTAAAACAAAATCTTCCAGTGTTGGATTACGGGCAGAAGTTTTCTTTACCTATGAATAGTGGTAGAACAGCTGTATTTACAAGATTTGTTCCACTTCCAATCGCTAAAACACCAATCACGTACCAACCAACACCTACATCAGGAGCAAGCTTGGCAGCTCAACAGGTAAACGTTTCAATAGAAGAGTATGGAAACTACATTGATTTAGATGAATTCACAGATATAACTTCATTCACTCCATTGATGGATGTTGCAATTGATAGATTGGCTTATAACGCAAAACAATCATTGCACGCTGTAGCGATGGATGAGCTTACAGCTGGAACTAACGTTATTTATGCTGGCGGTGCAACAAGCAGAAGTGGGTTAGATGGTAGTAAAAAACTAACAAAAGCAGAAATAAGACAAGCTGCAACACTTCTTAAAAGAGCCGATATACCGCCGTTTGCTGATGGTTATTATATTTGCTTTATTCATCCGGACAAAGTTAATGACTTATTCACTGACCAAGAATTGATTATGTTATCTATGACAAGAAAAGAACCAATTGCACAAGGATACATCGGAGAATTAGCTGGAGTTAGATTTATTGAAACTACAGCAATGCCAATCGTTCCAAACGGAAACACATCCAATCCAGCTGATGTATATCAAACTCTTGTAGTAGGCTCTATTGCTTATGGTGTAGTAGATTTAGACGGCAACACATTACAAACCGTTTATAGCAACCTTGACAAGCTTGGAAGAGTAAAAACAGTTGGTTGGAAAGCTTACTTTGCTGTTAAACGTCTATACGAACCAGCTATTGTAAGAATTGAATCCAACTAAGGAGTAGAACAATGAAAGTATTTGTTAAAGAATCTGCTCAAGTTTGGGTTAACGGCAAAGAGTATAAAGTTGAAGCAGGAATACAAGATGTGGATGACAACATAGCACTAATCTTAATCGAAGCAAAATTAGCCGAGAAAGTAGAAGAAGATAAGAAGAAGAAATAATGATTACGATTGACGATTTAAAAGCTTTCGTAAATGACAGCTCTTTTCCAGATAGCATACTGCAAAATTGCATAGATATAGCAACAAATAGAGCCAAAAAGCTATTGAATACCGACACATTACCAGATACTCCAGAAGTAAGAAAAGCACTCTTACTTCTGGCTGCATCTGAGTTATCCACCAACGTTAATATGTATTGGAAAAGAGCAGAAAATCATCAAACAATGAACGTTAAAAACATGATTGCAGAAGCTGAAAGACTTTTAAATCTTGTTCCAAAAGCAGGTGTGATATGGCAAAAGATTTAAAAGATTTGGAAAGATTTTTAGAAAGTTTACCTGCAAAATTGCAAGAAGCTACTGAGATAACGCTGCAAAAGTCAGCTTTAGAGATTGAAGCAAGAATTAAAAAACAGTTCCGAACTGAAGGTAAAGCATACGGCGAAGAATGGCAACCTGTAAAAGAATCATACTTACGATGGAAAAAAAGAAAAGGATACTCAGAGAAGACATTACACAGAACAACTACATTATCTCAATCATTTTCAAGCACAATCACACCATTTGAAGCACATATCGGAACTGAAATACCATACGCAATTTTTCATGAACTTGGAACAAGAAAGATGGTAGCAAGACCTTTTGCAAAGCCAGTAGCTGAAAAATTTCAAGAAGAGCAAGTGGCAGAAAAACTTTTTATATCAGCTTTAGACATGGTGCTTAGAAATGTTTGATGTATTAGAAAATCAGATAACAACAGCTTTAGAACAAAATGGGATAAAAGCTCAGGCTTGGAGTGGAAAGCCAGAAGAATTATTTGACAAACCAAGATATACTCCGGCTGTCAAAATCATCATTGAAAATGCATCTTTTGAACAGATTTCCTCTTATTCTTTTAATGTTGACTACAGCTTTAGCATTCTGTTGTTTTTCAAAAATCTAAGAGAGCAAGGGCAAGGAGCATATCCACTTATCACAAGCATTATTAACACGCTTGCCAAACAAACACAATATAACGTAATACCCACCAAGATTGAGCTTTTAGCCCATGAAAGCGGAGACTTTGTATATAGAATTAGCTTTAAAGCTAACGGTAGATATGTAGTTCCACAGCAAGAAGAATCTTTAACAACATTAATTAATATGGAGGAAGCATAATGAAATTTAAAGTCAAAGCAAGCTATCCAACAATTGTATTTATTAACGGAATTGATTACACACTTTATCCAGACCAAGAGGTAGATATTCCGGATAACGACCATGAGTATATCCAAACTTTGATAGCTTTAAATTACTTAGAACCTATTCAAGAAGAAACTAAGGAATTTAAAAAGGAGGTCGTATAAATGGCAGCAAATTATCTTCACGGCGTAGAAACAATTGAAATTTTGCAGGGACCCGTTCCGGTTAGAGAGGTAAAATCTGCAGTTGTGTTTTTAGTTGGAACGGCACCAGTTCATACAACTATTCCAGCTGGAATGTCATCTGACAGTTGGTATAATCAAGTAGTAAACCAGCCAATTTTAATTCTTAGTAAAGACGATGCAGTAAAATACTTTGGAAATCCTGCACCAAACTACACAATCCCATATGCGTTGGACGCAATTTTCGATCACGGCGGGACTACTTGCATAGTTGTTAACGTATTTGACCCAAGAATCCATAACACAAATGGAACTCCAGACCCAACGAAGGTTCAGCCGTCAGATATAATCGGCGGAATTGATGCAACCACAGGACAAAGAAAAGGCTTAGAAATCATAGAAGAGTTATATTCAAGATTTGGATTTACAGCTAAATTAATACTTGCACCTGTCTTCTGTGAATCTCCAAGCGTTATGTCTGCTATGATTTCAAAAGCTGAGTCAAAAAGAGCATTGGCACTTATAGATGCACCGGTTGGATTGACAGTTCAGCAGGTAATCACTGCAAGAGGAACGGGCGGACAACTCAATACATCTTCATACAGAGCTGTCATCTGTTATCCACATTTAAAGACTTACGATGTAGCTGCAAACTCAGAAAGATTAGAGCCACTATCTCAAAGATTAGCAGGAGTGATTGCAAAGACAGACCACGAAGACGGATATTGGTTCTCGCCTTCAAACAGAGAAATACTTGGCATAACAGGGATAGAAAGACCGATTACAGCATCTATAAATGACCCAAACACAGAAGCAAATCTCTTAAATGAAAATGGAATATTGACAGTATTTAACAGCTTCGGGACAGGATATAGAGTATGGGGCAACAGAACCGCAGCATTTCCTACTTATACAGACCCTAAAAACTTCATTTCAGTCCGCAGAACAGCTGACATAATAGCAGAAAGTATAGAATATGCAACTTTGCAGTTTTTAGACAAGCCAATAACAGTTGCAATTGACGGCGTTTTATCTATGGTAAACGCATTTATCAGAACAATGATTGGAAGAGGTGCATTGGTAGATGGCAAATGCTATTTCTTAAAAGACAAAAATCCAAGCGACCAATTAGCTTTGGGACATCTAACATTTACATACGAAATAATGCCACCAACTCCGGCGGAGAGAATCACATTTGAGCAAGTTATAAACATTGATTTACTTAAAAAATTAGCAGGATAAGGAGGTAAATAGCAATGGCAATAAACGTATCTAAAGTTTTTAACGCAAGAGTCTACATAGACGGAAATGACTTTATAGCAAAAGCAGAAGAAGTAGAGCTTCCGAAAGTAAAATTTAAGTTTGCAGATTCAAAAGGGCTTGGCTTATACGGCGAGTTTGAACTTCCATCTGGACTTGACAAATTAGAAGCTAAAATCAAGTTTAATAGCATGTATCCAGAATTTTTATCTCTTGCATCAGACCCATTCACATCTCACACTGTAATTGTTAGAGCATCAAACCAATATTGGACTAATCAGGGAGTAATGACAGAATTGCCTGTGAAAGCAGAATTCAAAGGATTTTTTAAAGAATTTGACAGTGGAAAATTCAAGAAAGCAGACAACACAGAAGCAGAAGCTACTTTATCAGTGATTTATTACAAGTTAGAAGTTGACGGACAAGAAATCGTAGAAGTAGATGTGATAAACAACATCTACAAAGTCAATGGCATTGACAAGTTGCAACAATACAAAATTAACATTGGAGGTTAATAAATAAATGAGAGAAATAACACTACCAAGCGGGAAAATTGCAGCTATTAAAGACGGTAAAGGCAAGGATTTATTTTGGGCACAAAAAATGGCAAATGATGCATCTGAGATTATGAAGATGTTAATGATTAGGCTTGTTGAAATTGATGGCAAACCAATTACAGAAGATGATTTAGATGAGATGGATATAGCAGATGTTTTACAGTTGACTGCTGAATTTGGAAAGATATTCTCCCCCCTGTTAGCACCGCAACAATCTTAAGTATGGTCAAGCATGGCTTTAGCTATTCTGACCTGAAAGAAATGGATATTGATGAAATATCTTTTTGGGCTAAAGAGCTTGATGAATATTACAAACAAATCAATGACGAGTTAGACGATGCAGTATAATGTTGAAATAGTATTAAAGCTATTTGACCAGTTTTCAAGAGCATTATCACAGCCAATAGAGCAAGTCAAAAATCTTGAAAATCAGCTGAAACAAGTTCAAGAAACTACTGCAAATTTGCAGTCTCCATTCCAAAAACTGCAAAAAGTCATCAAAGAAACTTTTAGCGTAGAGCATATTAAAAATTTCTCAGATAAATTAGACAATTTTTCTTCCGAGATAGCAAAAGCTACTGCCGTTCCGATTGCAGGAATTGGTGGTAGTTTACTTGCTTTTGCTGATTTAGACCAAGCAAAAGCCAACTTAGAAGTTGCATTTATGTTAAACAAGAATGCAGCCACAGAGGAAGAACTGAAAAACAATGAAAAGTATTTAAAAGAAATCAATAAACAGGTCATAGAGCTTGGAAATCTATATCCGGGTTCTACAAAAGATTACTATGAGATGGCATATGCCTTAAAAACAGTCGGGCTGTCTGCAGAAACAATTTCCAACGGAGCATTAAAAGCAGCTGCCAATCTCTGGGTCTTGGTTAAGGACAGCGAACATATCTCTACTGAACAAGCAGCAGAATATATAGCAAAGTTTAAAGAAGCTTATAACATTGCAGATAAAGATTTTTCTCAGTTCGTTGATAGATTACAAAAGGTCAAATTTGCAACAGGTTTAAGACTTGATGAAATAGCATATGCATCCGAATATTTAGCTCCAACTTTAAATGTTCTAAACTTAAAAGGAATGCAGGCTTTCAATACAGTTAGCACGCTACTTGGAGCTCTAAGAAAGGTCGGAATATCAGGCACAGTAGCAGGAACATCTGTCAAAGATGCATTAGAGCATATAGCTAAATTAGACGACCATATAAAAACTCTACAGAAGAAAGGCATCAGTTTTGAACTTAACACCAAAGATTTCTTTGAGAACGGACAATTCCAATTAGAGAAATTCTTTGCAGTATTAAGAGATAAGCTTTCTAAAATTCAAGATGTTAATCAAAGAATGTTGATACTGCAAGAATTATTCGGAACAGAAGGATTAAAAGGTGTTGCTCTTCTTGTCAATGGAACCAAAGAACAAGCTTTAGAGTATATAGATACACTTTTAAGAATGAAAAAGATAACAGAAAAAGACTATAAAGAAATGAAAGACCAAATTGAGAAAGGTAATTTTACAGGTCTTGAAAAAGTTGCGAATGATATTCAAAAACAAGCAAATGTAAATGAGAGGACGGCTAAGCTAATAAGCACATTTAAAAACACATTTGAAGCGTTGCAGGGAACTTTTCTAAACTTAGCGGCAACCATCGGCTCTTTATTTGCTCCGACACTAATAAAAGTTTTTACAAAATTAAACGATTATCTGTCAAAAATGCAAGATTGGATAGAAGCACACAGAACACTTGCATCAACCATTGCTTTATTGATTGGCGGGTCATTAGGATTTTTGGCTTTACTTGGTATTGTTGCTAAGATACTCAGTATTTTTCTATCATTATCTATGGCAGGCTTTCAGGTTATATCCGTATTTGGTAAGCTTGCATTTGTGATTGTAAGAATGATAGTACCGGCTTTAAATCTTTTGAGAATGGCATTTTTAACTAATCCAGTCGGAATCTTGATTACAGCCGTTATAGCAGCTATTGCGGCAGGTTATTTACTTTGGAAGAATTGGGATAAAGTAGTAGAGTGGTTTAAAACAAACTTTCCAACGGCTTATAAAGTAGTTTCAGCAGTAATTAATAAAATCATAGAAGTTATTAAGTCGATTGCGAATTTAAATTTAATTGAGGCAGGCAAAAAGATAATATCAACACTTGTAGATGGTATTAAGGCTGTTGCTAATAAACCTGTTGAGATAATGAGAAATATCGTTCAGAAAATAAGAAATCTATTGCCTTTCAGTCCAGCGAAGGAAGGACCACTGAGAGATTTACACAGAATTAAACTTATAGAAACAATAGCAGATACAATAAAGCCAAGTCCGTTAGTTGAAAAAATGCAGAATGTATTATCGAAAGCTTTATTGCCAGCTCCGTTGTCTTCAGTATCTACAGCAAGAACGCCAGCAACATCAATATCAGTTCACATTGGGAATATCACAATATCAGCAAATACAAACGCTGAGATTTCTAAGAATGTTGCTACTGAATTGGAAAAAGAAATAAGAAGAGTATTAGAGAAAATTAATAGAGATAACGAGAGAAGAAAGTATTAGAAAAAAGAAAAGCTCCCGGAGAGTTGGGAGCTGTTGACTGCAAAATTGCAGTTAGATTAATTTGTATTCTTTCAATCTTTGTTCTATTATCTTAGCGAATTTATATCGTTCTTCTAATGTCAAGCTGTAATACCAGCTTATCCACCATTGGGGCATTCTTATCAAGATATCAAAAACTTCTGACCTTTCAACTTCGCTAACCTTGTCTATTTCGTCCGTGGTTGCTGGAAAAAGGAATACACACAAATCTTTTGATGATAAATTTGTATGGTAAGCCCTATAAACAGGCTCGGTTATGTATAAAAGTGCTTGTTTATTCTGCTTTCTCATTATTAGCCCCCAAATCACAATCTTCAGGCTTCAAATTCACAACGACTAATACAAAGTTATCTTCAGGCACAACCCACACTTCTTCAACATTAATTTCTTCCATAATTAGCCACCTCTAATAAATCTTTTATTTCACGGACTTGTTTGGAAGTGATTAACTGCTTATCATGATATTCTGCAAATTCCTTCATTGTAATGTTGTAGTTTAAGTATGGGTGAGATGTTCCATCTATCAAGAATTGTCCCCAGAGGAAATTCTCTGGAGCTTTATTATTTAGCAATACATAAGCAAGAGCAAAGTGGAAATCTCTTGCTTCGTAGTTAAAGTATTTATTAAATACTACAAGAAAGCCTTTATTTGTTATAACCTGTAAGATTTTAAATGGAAACAAATCTTTTACGAATTTATTTAATACTATAATTTGATTGGATAATGGAACTACCAATCCTTTAACAGTAATCGGTCTTTCAATATAGATAGTCGGAAATTCAAATTCTATAAATCGGTTATTAGCTATCTCTTCAGCTGTTTGTTTGTCAATGTTTAATGTTTTTGATAGTAGTTCTACATTTAAATACTGCTTATCCGAAAGTATAAGTTTTACAATTTCGTATTTTGTTTGTGCTATTTCTTCATCGTAATCTTCCATGAGAAGTATAGAGTATAAATCTTCTAACCATTCTTGCTTTATTTTCTTTGATTCTACTAATGCTTTGATTACTTCAAACCTTTTGTTTTTTATTAGCTGTTTCATCATGTTAATTGCCTCCCTACTTTTAAGATAGCATTAATCACATCTTATAACTATTTGGTTATCCCATATGTCTATAACTATAATGTCATCAATTCTGAAATTTTTATCAGCTACAGGTATATTAAAGCAAGTATTTATTCCTCTTATCTTAAGACAATTATTCTCATAAAAGATTTTAAAAAATTCTACTTTAGGAACATGCGGTCTTATCCTGTAAGGCACTTTATCATAAATCACTTTAACCACAGATTCATTAGGTAATATTAAAATTAACCTATCTGTAATAAGTTCATTGTTAAGCAACATACCGACTTCAGTAAATCCTAATACAATTTCAGATGTTAAATTGACAGTCTTTTCATCAATTACGTTATCAATTTTTAGATAATTTTTATACTCTTCTGTAACTTCACTAAAAAACATAGTAACACCTCCTATGATAATTTTTCAATTATAAATTTTAATAAATAGCCTTTATACCACACTCTTAAAAACCTATTAATTGGAAGAATTGCTATTTCGTTATCCACGCCATCAATAATGATGTAATCCTTAGCTACTTCAATGTCTAAATGAGTTTCCGCATCAGACAGAGCTTCTAATTCAATCCTAACTAAATACCCCGCTGAGATAAACTCAGCATGATTACTGTAAGAGAATTCAGCTAACGGTTTAATACCGTTGGCAGATAGGATAAATCTGTTCCACATAACAACAACCTCCTTGTTATTTTTTGTATGGGCTTAAATCGTATTGCAAATCACCTTTCCAATGACCCATTCCCATGTCAATCCATTGGAAATAGGCCGTTTTGATTACAGTATCTAAGAATTGCTTATCTGCTTCTATAAAACCTCTGTCTGCTCCTTCTCCACGAAATCTGTTGCCTCTCCAATAAGCAACCTTAACCTCTTTTACGAGGTCTAAAAGTTCAGGATAGTTTTCGTATAACTCTTTCATAAACTTCTTAATTTTGTTAGACGGCGCATAAATTCTTTCAGTTTCTCCACCTGTGTAGTTCGGATTAGTAAAATGATAGATTGCTTCGTCGTGTTCGGCTTTTTCAAATTCTTTAAACTTAACAATTTCGAACTTACCTTTTAAAAACTCCATGATAACACCTCCTACTCAAAAATTTTTTATTCCCCACACGGTTCAGATGTATTTATATACACCGTGCCAGTGTAAATTTCTGACACGGTTTTGTCATATCAATTTAATTTGTTTAAAAACTCATTCAATTCTGCAAGTGTATTTATTCTTTCAAGTTCTTTAATTGTTTTTAGAAAAGCTCTCCCGGAACTCACAAAACTAAATGGTTTGTAATTTGGCTCATACAGAGAATCGTTAACACCAACAACAACCAAAGCTTCTTTCCATTTTGCATCCCATATTAGCTCCACGGTTATGTTTGTAGAGTTAATACTTTTTGAGTATTTGTATCTTTTTTCTGCTGATACCCACATAACACATCCTCCTTTTAAGATTTTTTATAAAATCTGTCTGCGTATTTTTTAACACCTTCACGGCTGAGTAAAAACCAGCCATCTTGTAGCATTTTTTCAACAGCTCTTGAGTTGCTGAATTGATAAGCTGTAATAATAGTTTTGAGTGGCTCTATTTTCTCTCTATTTATTATGTTAATCAACTGCACGTTTATATCGTCGTCTTTGATTGCATAAAAGTTGAGGATATGACCGCCATTCTTTTTGACGAAATATTCAACCCTATCCATGATAAATGAAAATGCTTTTGGGTTGATTTTTGTAATGTCAGCTTTTCCGATGTAGATTTTCTTGCCATCTACATCGATAGCTTTTGTTTCAATTACTACATCTTCTGTTTGGTTGAACTTTACTTCAAATTCTATGTTTAAGTCTCCTACTAATTTTACTTTTGCCATTGCACATCCTCCTACTTTTTAATTTTTTCTTTATTCATTTTCTATAATAATTATACATTTGCATTATGCATTTGTCAAATTACAAATTTGTAATCTTTAGTCTTGATTTTTAGCCATATTCTACTTTTCAATAGCTATTAATCATAGAAACGGATTTTTATTTGAAATCTGACATATAGAAAGTGATTAGAGAAAATGTCGGAATCTGCAATTTTTGCAGGTTGCGACATTTTGATGTTAGTGTCGGTTTCCTGCAATTTTTGCAGGTTCCCGACAGATGAAATGATTGTAGATGAGAGGGGTTTTATGCAAATCTGCAATTTTTGCAGGTTCGCATATTTTGACCTTTTAGACAATATCAAAAATCATGCCAATCTGAAATTTTGCAGGGTGTTGCATTTTTTTGACACAAAAAATTTTTGCACAAAAAATGTGTTTGCAACACCTTTTTGGACTTTATTTGATAATGGTTTGCAAAGGTGGGGGTGTTGCATTTTTTTGAAAAATTATATCATGTACGTTTTCCTGAGTAATTTGTATATCAATAACTTGTTTACTTGTTGAATCTACTGCTACGTGTATTTTC